GCACCAGCATCGTGGAAAAGACCGTCAGCAGTGATGAATGATTGAGATGTTCCGGCAACACTATCGGGTCCACCGAAAGAGTGGATAGCATTGGGAAGAGCATCAATGGCATCAGTATAATTGAAAGGTTGGGCACCAAGAACAGAGTAAAGAGTTTGGCTGCACTCAAGAGAAGCACAGTAGTCAACATTCTCATCAGGTTGGACAACCCAGATGAGCTCCTTAACAGGGTGATTGAAATTGAGCTTAATCTTGTTAGAAGAAGAACCAACAGATTCATCACCAGTGAATTGGAGTTGCTCAATGAGATACTCGTGAGGGTTTTGTGCCATTCTTCTGCGCTCATCAGTATCTAAGAAGACATAGTCGACATAGAGAGAAGCAGCAACAAGAGATTGGTTATAGGCAGTAGTGACCTTACCAGAACTGGTAGAAGGGGAAGCAATAGTTCCACAGTTAAGAGTTCCAACAGCGAATAAACACTCATCAATAGGACGGATATCAAGATTGATCTTGACCTCGTGGTATTGAAGGGCGATTAAAGGAAGAGCAAGTCCGGGATTGCGGCAATACCAGAATTGGAAAGGAACATAAAGAGTGGTCTCAGGAAGAGCGTTACGGGGAGCGCATACTTGACGAGGGGCGTTGGCCTCACAAGGTCCATCAACATCATTGAAAGAAGGATCAGTGATGAAGGTGAGTTGAGTGGTGTTACCAACCATCTTGTAGTATCCGCGTTGTTGCTCAGAAGTGAGGGTAAGTTGGTTCCAGATGTGCATCCAGTCACCATATTGACGGTCAATTCTTTGACCACCAATCTCGACCTCAACTTGAGAGATCATTTGCTCTCCGGGGAAATCTAACCAACGAGCGTAAACACCGTCAGTGGCAGTTTGGCCAGTGTTAGCCATTTGTTGGTTAATCTCAGGAAGAGTTACCTGAAGATAAGTGCGGTAAGCAAGATCACCGTTTCTGCTGATGGTGCAGGTTACACGGCGGCCGAAATCGGCTTGTCCATTGAATGTTTGCTCAATGGACTCCATTGCGAAATTTGTGTGGCGTCTGTAAGAGACTTTCCAGAAAGTGATTTGAGGGTTACCCGTAAGATATACATCTTGGGCACCGTAAGCTACTAGTTGCATTAATCCACCTCCCATGGTTATACTATTGCTAAAGATTTTTTTTTTGCGAATTAATTAATTTATCTACAATAAAAAAATTAATTTAATTAAAATTAAAGTTGTCCTTCAGAAATGTATTGATATAATTGTTCGAAAATATTTCTTTTTTTCCTTCATGGTTTTTAATAAAAATATATTCATCTTTTTTTTTTTTGATTTTCCATCCATTATTTAATGTATTAAATAAGAAGCAATACACATATTTATTTTTATCACAAATGTCATCATAATCAGTTTTACAATTAATATATTTAGATAGAATGAATATTTTATTTCCATTTTTCTTTAAAATATACCGATTATCTTTTTTTTGTATATCCCATTTCTGTTCTAAATAATCATTAAGATAATCCATTGTTTTTATAATAGATGGATTAAGATTGGATATATCAAAATTCTCAATACAAATATTCATTATTGTTAAATAGAGAGAAAACATAAACAAAATTATAACTTGAAAAGATTTATCGATAAATACATATTAAATATAATTGTTTGAAAAATATTATATTGAATGCCTACATTTAAACACAAAACCAATAAAAAGATTGTATTGGATGAAAAAAGCATAATTACTTTGGATAGTAAACATAAGGAAATTGAAAAAGATTTTCAAAATGAAAAGGAAGATATACTTCCCGAATTAAGAGCAAAAAAAAAACATTATATAAAATTATTAAAAGATGAAATATTGAGTATTGATCAAAAATTAGAAATAGATGATTTAATAAAAGAAATAATTATTCAAATAAAAGAAATTAAACAGAATAAGAAAAAATATTATTTAAATAATAATAAATTTATATACGATTATTTTGAAAATAAAAAAGAAATTTCTATGGATAATAATCCAACAAAATTATTAAATTCCTTTTTCAAAATCAAGACTAATGATAATCAGGAAAAAGTAGAGACTAAAAATAAGGATAATATTCAAAAATATTTATCTAATATTGATGAGTCGTTTATTGATATCAATAAATTTATTTTTGAAACAGATATTTGTCAAATTTGTAGAAAAGGAGAATTAATTCCTATTGATCATGAAGGTATTATGGTTTGTAATAATTGTCATAAACATATCCAATATTTGGTTGAAAATGAAAAGCCTTCTTATAAAGAACCACCTAAAGAAGCATGTTTTTATGCTTACAAAAGAATAAATCATTTCAGAGAAATATTAGCACAATTTCAAGCCAAAGAAACTACACAAATTCCAGAGGAAGTTCTTGAAAATATTAAAAATCAAATTAAGAAAGAGAGAATCGAACTTAAACAATTGAATAATAAAAAAGCTAAGGAAATTCTAAAAAAACTTGGATATAATAAATATTACGAACATATTCCTTTCATAAAGGATAAATTAGGAATTAAACCTCCAGTTATGACTCCTGAATTAGAAGAATCGTTATGTAATCTTTTTATGGAGATTCAAGGACCATATGCTAAGTTTTGTCCAGATGATCGCGTTAATTTTTTAAACTATTATTATACAGTTTATAAATTATGTGAATTATTAGACCAAAGCCAATTTCTACCCTATTTTCCAATGTTGAAAGATAGAGAGAAAAGAATTGAACAAGATGAAATATGGAAGAAAATATGTGAGGAATTAGACTGGGAATTTATACCTACTATTTAAATAAATTAAGAAATATAAGAAGTAAAAACTTGATTCTCATATTTAATTATTATCCAATAACAATTAAATATGAATTATTTATAAAAATAAATATTTATATAAAATATATGAATAATACAAAACCAAAATCGAATCATATGAATAATACAAAACCAGATTCGAATCATAAGAATACTACAGAAATAAATAGAGGTGATGACTTCAACATTACATCTCAAAAAGAACTGGAAGAAATTAAACACATTCAAGCATTCAGTGATTTAACTACTCATCCTGAAGATTTACTAAGTGATTGGATAGATGTATCTGGTCTTATGTTAACAACAAGTATATTATTTTACAATATGGCTAGATCAAAACATATTAGAGTGGACCCAAAACTCGCAAAGCTAGTAGCTATAGCTTTAATATTAATATCAACATTATATTTAGCATATGGTCTTATTACATATACGAATAGAATGAATCACACTATTGAAAAATGTAGAGAATTTGAAACATGTCTCGATTCACAAGCGAATAAAATTACAAAGGTTAAAAATACATATATTGGAATAGGTGTATTTACATTTGTTGCTCAGGCATTAATTGTTTATATTGTATTGTCTACTATTTAAATATCTAAGTCTAATAAATTCCCAACGCTATCTGATGTTTCTTTATTTTGAATAAACAATCGTGATTCCAAATACTTGTTCAATGTTTCTAATCTCGTTAATTCTATATGTAATTTACCAATAATTTCTCTCTGTCGTTGAATATTATCTGTTAATTCTATATTTTCTTTGTAATGATTATTTTTCTCTCTATTTAATATTTCCAACCATTTCTTATGTTTAACCCCATTTATATGTTGTCTAAATTTCGGCTTAGAATCAAATACATGTTCTGATCGTGAACCACATGGACATCTAATTCCTTGTTTAATAAAAGATGGACATAAGTCCATATAACATCCACTATCACCAAGAATAGGAGTGTAGATTTCGGGATCTAAAGCAAGTTCCATTTTAATATACTTTATTTAAATAATATTAAAATAGTTTCAATTTTTAAATTAAATACCAGCAATCGGATTGTCTGGTAAATTAGTGTAATTATTTTTGTCATCGTTAATATACATCAAATCTTTTTCATTATGTAAACATGTTGTTTTAAATATGATACTTGTCACTAAGTATGGATCACAATTAGAACTAGGTCTTCTATCTTCAAAGTATCCTTTTTTATTTTTAATAGTATCATGTCCTCTTCTTACTGAAGCACCTCTATTCGCAATTCCATCAGAAAATTTATTAAAATCGGCTGTTTCATATTCACCGGTCATTCTCTCTTCATTTCCCGAACCAT